GGTCCATCGCCCGCTTGTGCTCGTCCAGCGCCTTGCCGATGCGCTCGACCTTCTCCGAGGTCACGACGTCGGTGCCCATGCGCGTCTCGATCTGCGCCAGCCGCTCGTCGTTGGACTCGCGGAAGGTCTCGAAGGTCGCCATGAACTCCTCGAAGGCCGCGCCGACATCGGCCGGCCCGGAATGGCTCTTGGTTTCCGGCGCGCCGGAAAATGTCGCTTCTGTCATGTCAGACGGTTCCTTTCCTCATCAGACGGGTGGCGCGGCGGATCGTGTCGACCAGCCGCAAAGCGGTGGATGCCGGGGCGCGGCGGCGCGCCTTGACGGCGCCGATGCGGGCCTCCGGCAGCATCGGGAAGGTGACGACCGAGATCTCCCACAGGTCGACCTCGAGGATGCGGCGGATGCCGGTCTTGGCGTCGGTGCGGGCACGCACGGCGCGAAAGCCGATCGACAGGCCGTCGAGTGCGCCCTCCCGCATCAGCGCGTGGACCTCGCGCGCCCTGGGCGCGCCCAGCGCCAGCCGGCCGCGCACATAGAGGCCGCGGGCGTCTTCGCGGATCTCGGCCCAGGTACCGATGGGAGCCGCCGGATCGTGCTGGTAGAGCATGCGCACGCCCGCCGCCCCGCGCCGCGCCAGCGAGGCGGCGAAGGCGCCGGCCTCGACCACGTCGCGGCCGAGATCGACCTTGCCGAACAGGCTGGCATAGCCGTCGAAGGTGCCGTCCGCCGCGACGCCGGCGAGCGCCACGCCAACGAACTTGCGCTCGTCGGGCGCCGTCATTCTTCCCGTCATGTGAAGGTTCCTCAGTCGCGGCCGGTCTTGGGCCGCCAGTGGTTGAAGGTGCGCCGGATCAGCCCGAGGCCCCACCAGGCGCACAGGCTCGCGGCAGCCGACCCCATCAGCATCAGCTCGGACGCGCCGAGCGTGCCGGCGAGGTCCAGCTCGGTGGCGATCTTCAGGCCCGCCGTGCCACCGAAGACGAGCCCGCAGGCGACGCCGACGGCGAAGCGAACCGCCGCCTCGCGGCGGTCGTGCGGCAGAATGTAGGCGAGCGAGATCGCCGAGCCGACCACCGCGCCGGCGCCCTTGGCCAGCCACAGCCAGGTCGTGTCGTTGTCGGTCATGAGAGGTCTCCGTAAGGGCAACCGGCAATCGGCAGTCGGCAGTCGGCAGTCGGGGTTCACTGCCGACTGCCTACTCCCGACTGCCGTATCCGACCGCCTCCCGCTTCTCCTCGTCGCTCAGGAACCCCGCCGCGCCGATACGCGCCCACAAGGCGTCGCGCTCGGCTGCCAGCCCCTCGACCTGGTCGGTGTCGAAGGAAAGCCGCAGGCGTTCGCCGAACACCGGCGCCAGCCAGGCCGAGAACTCGCCGGCCACGCGGGCCACCAGCGGCAGCACGGTCAGGCGGTAGAAGGAGCGGTTCGCTTCCTGGTAGTTGGAATAGGTGTTGTCGCCGGGGATGCCGAGCATCATCGGCGGCACGCCGAAGGCGAGCGCGATGTCGCGGCTGGCCGCATTGCGCGCCTCGACGAAATCCATGTCCTTCGGCGTCAGGCCCATCGCCTTCCAGTCGAGCCCGCCTTCGAGCAGCAGCGGCCGGCCGGCCTTCGCCGCGCCGGTATAGCCTTCTTCAAGCTCGGTCTTCAGCCGCTCGAACTGCTCGTCGGTCAGGTTGCCGCCCTCCTTCGGCGCATAGACGAGCGCGCCGGAGGGCCGCGCCGAATTGTCGAGCAGCGCCTTGTTCCAGCGCCCGGCCGCATGCGCCAGGTCGAGCGAGATCAGCGCCGCCTCCAGCGGCGGGAAGCCGTAGTGGTCGTCGAGCGGGTGGAACATGCGCAGGTGCAGCGCGCCCGGCCCGTCCTCGGACTTGAGCGCGATGCGGCGCTTCGCTCGGCCCGTGCCATGGTCGAGCGCCACCGGCCAGCCGTCGGCGTCGGTGACGACGCTGACGCGGTCCGGCCGCAGCAGGTGCATCTCGCGCGCCCCGGGGCCGGCGTCGACCAGCTCGCAATAGGCGTTGCCCGAGATCATCAGGTGCCCGTACAGCGCCTCCATGAAGCTCGCGCCCGCTTGCCGCTGGTTGGGCCGCGCCAGCATATCGAGCAGCGGGTGCCGGTCGAGCTCGGCGGCGTCCTCGTAGAGCAGCCAGCCGATGGCGGAAGCCGCTTCCGCGATCAGCCGCACCGAGCGGTGCGCGACCGGGTTGCGCATGAAGCCCTCGCGGGCGAGAGCGGCATAGTCGCGCCGCGTCCAGCTCGCCTCGCCCTGCAGGTGCAGGGCCACGAAGCCCGGCGCAACCGCCTTGCGTTCGCCAGGCGCCGTCGTTCCCGGACGCTTCGCCCAGGGCAAATTCCATCGCATGTCGTGATTTCCTCAAATGGGGCAGTCGGCAGTCGGCAATCGGCAGTCGAAAGAAGGACAAGCAGAAGGCCGAACTTTCGATCTGCCCGACTGCCTACTGCCGACTGCCGACTGCCCGTATCCTCGGCGCTCCCGCCGGCCGCAGCATCAGCTCCGTCAGCGCCCAGACCAGCGCGTCGACGCGGTCGGGCGAGCGGCCGCCGGAGAGGCCGTCCGGTCCGAAATCGCACATCTCGTCCTCAAGCGCCGGCATGCGCGCCGCATGGCGCACCCTGCCCTGCTCGTAGAGCGCGGCCACAGGCTCGGCGCGCAGCCATTTGCCGCGCCGCGCCCTGACCGCCTTCACCGGCACCAGCGGGTCCACCGTGCCGATGACGGTGGCGACCATGTCGCCGCCCTGGTTGATCTCGGCCACGATGCAGTCCGCCTCGTGGGCATGGTAGAGGCCGACCGCGCGCGCCGCCCATTGCGACGGCCCGGCATTGCCGATCGTCCCGTCCGCCAGCACGATGCCGCAGCCATCGGCCGCGAGCCCGGCGACGACGATGCCGCAGGCGGCCGAATGTGCGCCGCCCGAGGCCGGCGGGTCGACCGCCACCACGATGCGCGTCAGCGCGCCGAAGTCCGGCGTCACCAGCAGCTCGAGGCCGGCGCGCTTCCACAGCGCGTCCTGCCGGTCCTCGATCAGCTCGCCGTCGAGCTCCTGACGCCCCAGCCGCGTGCCGCCGTAGCGCGCCTCAACCGCCGCCAGGAAGCCCGGCGCGAGGTTGGCCGCGTTGCTGCCGGTCGGCATCCGCGACACCTTCACCGAAGGGTCGTCCAGCAGCCGCCGCAGCAGCGGCACCGGCTTCGGCGTCGTCGTCAGGAGCTGCCGCGGCGCCGCGCCCAGCCGCAGCCCGAACTGCAACATGTCGAACACCTCCCCGGCGTTTTTCCATTTCGCCACCTCGTCGCACCAGGCGGCGTCGAACTGCGGCCCGCGCAGGCTGTCGGGGTCCTCCGACGAGAAGATCGTCGCTACCGCCCCGCTCGACCAGACGAGGCGTCGCCGGCTCGGCTCGAAGCGCGGCCGCTCGCCGCGCGCGATCCGGCTGATGCCGGACGGCCCGTCGATCATCACGTCGCGCACGTCGGCGAGCGTCTCGCCGACCAGCGCGATGCGGCCGTAGCGTCCGGGTGCGTAAGGTGGGAAGCCGTGCACATGCGCGTTCACCCATTCCGCGCCCAGCCGCGTCTTGCCGGCGCCGCGGCCGCCCAGCACCAGCCAGGTCGCCGCCGCGTTGCCATGGGGATATTGCGGCCCGTGGGTCCTGAACCAGAACTCATCCGCCACCGGCGGCACCAGCCGCCCGGGCATCGCGATCCCCTGCGAGCTCAGCCGCGAATTCGTGGGCGAGCTCGACGATGCGGGCGTCGATCCTCCTGAGGATTTCGGCAATCTCGGCATCCGTCTTTTGTTGTTCTTCCTGCCTGGCCTGCCGGCCTTCATTGATCTCGGCGAGCTTCTCCAGCAGCCGCATGCGCGCCGTCAGCCCCTCGATCCGGGCCTTGTCGCGTCCGTCGCCCGGCGCCTCCAGTTCCGCCGTCTCGCGCACCAGATTGTCCATCAGCCGCGCGATGCGGGCGTCGAGGTCCGCGGCCGGGCCGGGCCTGCGCGCATCCCAGCCCTCGGCCGCCGCACGCGCGGCGATGCCGCGTACCGACAGGCCGGATGCGGCGGCCAGGCGCTCCGTGCTCGGCTCGCCGCCTTCGGCGAGCGCGCGCAGCGCGACCCACTTCGTCGCCGTCCGCAGCCCCGCACCGGCCATTGCCCTCTCCTTGCATCATGCAGATGCGAAAAAGGCCACGGCTGATCTGCGCGCGGCCCTTCCACCCGACCGGTCCCGCGGCCGGCACTCCTTTTTCAGGAGCCGCCTGCGCCGCGCCGGCCGCAATTCTTCGACGATGACAAAACCCTACAGGATCACCGTCACGGTGTCAAGAATAAATTCCTATCCCGGCGCAAAATTCGCGCGCTTACCATTCACGCCCATTTTCCTTGTCGCCGTCGCCCCATTCGTGGAATGATTATCAGGGGGTCGAGGGCGCGCGCCCAACAATTGCCCCAAGCCGATCCAATCTTCCGCTGGCCCCGCTTCTTCCGCTGGCCGTGTCCGGACCCAGTGCGCATGGAAAACCCGTTCGAGCCCAAGAAGTCGAAGTCG